GCGGGCACTGGTGGAACGTCGGGCTACCGATGGGACACGCAGCAGCAGAGCACCAACTTCCAGGCGGGCATGTCCTACGTTGCCATCTTCAACACCCACGCCAACAGCACTGACCGCAAGGCGTGGTTCGGGTTCAAGGACACGACACTGAACGTCCAGTCCAACCAGGGCGTCTACTACACGCTGGACGGGCTCACGCTGACGGCAACCCTTGACAGGTCGTCGGGCACCTTCGACACGGGCACGGGCCAGACGCTGTCTGCCAACACGACCTACATGGTCGAGATCAAGGCGAACAGTGCCTCCTCGTTCACCTTCTACCTCTACGCTGCGCCTACGGGCAACCAGCCTGGGGCACTCATTCACTCCGAGACGCTGACCATGACCAACGCGCTGGACGCCAGCACGAACATGCGCGTTGGAATGGCCGCCGTTCGGACCACTACGGGGACCGCCAACTACGAGTTGCTGGCCCTCGACTACATGGGCTTCGGTTACCGATAGCGCTCAGCTCCCTAAAGGACTTATACACCGCCTACACTAACTACAGCCCCTCAGGCTGCCGATATACTAATATAGGGATTATCCCCGGTAGAAACTATGAGTCAGTTCACCCCCACATTCTTCGTCTCGTCGAACGACCCGACCAGCCCGGACACCGTACTTGTCGGTACTAACGGCGGAACCTCCTACGAGGTCGAAAACTGCGGTAAATACCCTGTTTTCGTTATGGTAAACGATGGGGCAGCCGTTCAGATCCTTCCCCGGTCTGAGGGTACGGTCGCTGCGGCTAACAACGCCGTGATCACCAAGCTGGAGTTCTACGTGGCTGTCAACCGAGTCCGCTACGTATCCCTCTCTCCAGGGGCCGCACCGGCTGGTAAGGTCGTTTGCAAGGTAGAAATCAAGAAGCACGCCTGATAGTTATGGAACCCCTCTTCATCAAAAAGCCCTCCTCCCACGTTAAGGAGGCAGCCTACCGCCTCGGCCACGACGCCGAAACCTGGGACCAGGACATCGTAGCCAAGCTCCACGAGGAGCACGCCTACCTCCCTGATTACAACGTTAAGGTTGCCCTTAACCACAAGGACGCTGATGCGGGGGCCGCTACTGGCCAGATCACCCTGGACAACAAGGTCCGGATTCCGGTCGTCATTCAGGACTTCAAGCTGCAGCCCATGGACCTTATGTACCATGATGAGCAGCTCATGCCCCTCAGCAAGCAGGCTGTAGCCCGGGTAATGCACGACGGCTCCTTCGGGAAGGTCGTCAAGCCTCAGTCCTCGGGAGTTGATATGGGCCTGTTCGCCGCTACCCGTGCCCCGCACTACGGTAAGTACGCCTACGCTAGCTCCCTTGAGTACACCCCCCAGAACCTGGCTGACGCCATCTCCTCGGCCTACTCCGAGAACGAGCTGCGCTACGACCTGGCTGACAGCAAGTACCTGCGTCAGGGTATTATGGAGTTCGCCAAGGAGGCCTCGATGGAGAAGGTCGCCTCGGAGGACGCCCCCCAGGTCACCATCAAGCTTCTGAAGGAAGCACACCTCGTCGACGTCAAGTCGGGCGGGGTCCGCACCGCCGAAGGTGAGGGCGTCATGTTCAAGGTAGCCAGCACAAACGGCCAGCTCTTGAACCGCTCCCTGTTCGTCGGTACTGAGGGCGGCTACGCATTCGGCGAGGCTGCTCCTGGCGTTGAGGCCAACGTCAAGCTGGCCAGCTCCGAGCCCGCGGGCTACGGGGTATTCTTCGCCAGCCTCGGTGAGAAGAACGTCTGCACCGAGCCCCTGAACATCCAGTACAAGACCGCTGAGTACGTAGCAGCCAACACGGCTATGGGCGAAAACGTCCGTATCTACCAGGACTCGGACTTCAGCGGATTCCGTAAGATTGCTAACTGCATCTATCTTTCTGATGCATGGAGCTTCGCTCCTCTCAAGGAGCGGGTGCAGTTCAGCAACGCATCTGACATGAACAAGCTTGCCGCCCTGGGAGCTGACTTCGAGGTCCGTCGAGTCGGTAACTTCTACCGCCTTGAGGGTAACCTTCAGGACGTCCCGGCCCTGGCTAAGCTTGCGAACACGATGGTTGACCGCCACGAGCTTCAGAACGGCTTCACCGCATACTGCTCGCCTGAGCAGTTCGATGAGGTCTGCGCTCAGGCTGACAAGGCCATCGCCGCAAAGATCAAGACCTACCGTGTTGACCCCGAGACCCAGGACGTCTACGAGCTGCCTAAGCTCGCAGCGGCGGACAAGGTTGCGCTCATTCGCAGCGCAGGGATCCTCACAGAGGAGGTCGTAAAACAAGCAGGTGTCGAGCCCGGGGACGCAGAAGCCACGGTTGACTCGATTCTTGGTCTTAACTTCCTGAGCCAAGAAAACATCCACAAGATGGTTCTTTCCATCGACGACCTTGAGGCCGCCCGCGGCGTGCTCTCTCGTGTCCTGCTTGCGGGCCGGCTAGGGCTCGATATTGATGTGAGTACTGTTCGGACGGCTATGTTTGCGCTAGATGCGGTTGTCGGTGACCTGAGGAGACTCAGGCAGACCCATCTCGCTAAGTGAGCAAAAAGAAAAAGACTGTATTCGCAAAGCCCCAACTGTGCCAGGAGTTCGGTGTCACTGAAAGGACACTGAACTACCTGACTGAATTGGAACTGATTGCGCCTGACTGGACGTACAGGCACGGACTTCCTGTTGTCGAATTGACAGAGGCGGACCGGCTGACGCTGTCGTGCGCAGGTAACGCGGTATATAACAACCTGCGGGGTCGGTTCCCGTTCCAGAGGTTCTTGTACCTTAGGTTCATTCAGATGCCACTGGAATACATCCAGTTTGAGTTGTCGGAGAAGCACCTGCTGGACGCCGCTCGGGTGACTCCTACTATGCTGAAGAGCCGCTACGATGAGTTCATGTCCCGCGTCCCGGAGGGATTGCGCGACTGTATCGAAGAGAGCCGACCTCCGAAAAACAAAGAGGAGAAGGCACTGTTTGACAAGCTCCTAGATGTATGTGAGATTCGCATCGCGTACGAGCATCCGGAATGGGACGACGCGTTCTCATTCATGAACAACCGAAGCGTCAAGATTATCGTAGATGCTGCCTTGACCACCACAGGTAGCTACCAAGATATCTCTGACTTCTTACATGAGGCCCTAGAAGTTAACTTCACTCCCGAGGGGCTGCTTTTCTACCAGCAGCTATTTCACGACATGGAGATGATGAACGAAGGTGACATGAAGCTGTACTTTAAGGGAATTAGCCCTTTGCATCAGCAAGAGCTGCAGCTGGCGCACGGAACAGATCTCGCGGTGTATAAACTTCAGTCAGGGCTGCACACAGATATTCAGGCCGAGGAGGTTCTGGAGATTGCCATCAATCAGGTCTGCCAGAAGGTTATCGAGCTCACGGCCGACGTCAGTATGGCTGACTCGGAGGAGACCTACAAGGCTATCCGCACATTTAATATCTTGATGGATCGCCACACCAAGGTGATCGAAGTGGCTGGTAGCCAGCGAGGAAGTAACGTCCCTGACTTCTTCAAGACATTGTCTCTGACGCATAACGACATCGAGCACGGTAAGATGATGGATATCGACCCCAACGCAGACTTCGATGAATCAAAAGTAGAGAAGAATGAGAACGTCTGATTTTCTTAAGGTGGGTCAGCCCTCCGGCGCGTACCAACAGCTGAGAGACGCTCAGCTTCTTCGGGACGAGATTCGAGATGATGACCCGGGAGTAGCGCTCGAACAGTGGTTGACTTTTAACGAGCAGATGGAGCGCGTTGCTCAGCAGGGCATGGAGGCTGCCGGACCTATGACGGCTGAGCAGGAGGACCTGCTCGCCTCAGGTAAAGCAGGCACCGTCAATCTAACGGACATGGTGTCCAACATGCTCACGGTCGACACGCACCCCTTCAGCTTCAAGGGTAGAGAGTATCTTCGAGGCATCTATGACTACTACCCGAAGTACAGCGAAGGGTGTAAAAATATCATCCTTATCGCGTCTCGGCAGGTAGAGAAGTCCACTACCCAATCGGCCAAGTCTATTGCGCTGGGACTTGCTAACCGAGCGTACAAGACACTGTACATCGCACCGACGTTTGACCAAGTCCAGATCTTCTCACAGCAGAGGTTTAAGCCTATGTGTGAGGACAGTGGTCAGCTGGTAGGATCCTTCGTGAACCCAGCGCGCGGCGTCTGGCAGGTAAAGGCGAAGCAGTTTCAGAACGGGTCGTTCTTTAACTTTCGTAGTTGCTACTTGACAGCTGACAACGCTCGGGGCATCTCAGCCAATCACCTACTGATTGATGAGATTCAAGATATTTCGCCGGACGCTATCCCCGTTCTTGAGCAGTGCCAGGCGCACTCGGATGATGCACTAAAGTACCGAACATACGCGGGAACTCCTAAGAGTAGCGCTAATATCATCTCTCTAAGGTGGGACGATTCGTGTAAGTTTGAGTGGCTCACTAAGTGCTCGGCCTGCAACTTTTGGAATATGGCTGATGAGAGTATCATTCAGGATGATAAGTATGCCTGCTCAAAATGCGGCAACGAAGTTGTACCTCACCGGGACGGTATGTGGGTTCCGGAGAAGCCGAGTATGCTGAATAAGCGTTGGGGATTCCGCCTCACGCAGATGATGGTTCCCTTCAAACAACACAAGCATATCATTGAAGACAGAGACAACCCCAACGTATCCCGTGCTAAATATCTTAACGAGACACTGGGGCTGCCCTACGATGAAGGTGAAAACGGCATCACGGACGTGATTCTAGAGAAAGCCTGCAAAGACTACACGATGCTGCAGCCAGAAGATATCTTTAAGAACTACGCGCAGCGAGGCCTAAAGGTATACGCCGGAGTCGACTACGGTACGGGTGAGGGCGCTAACCCGTCATTTACGGTGCTCACGATTGGGGCCATGCAGCGAAACGGAATATTCAAAGTCTTGTACATGCGCAAGTTTAAGGGGCGCGAGACTGAATCAATCGTTGAGCTGGACCAGATTGATCGACTGTGCCGGCAGGCCGGGGTTAGTTGGCTGGGAGCTGATTGGGGCCACGGAGCTCACCAGAATGCTCGGCTAGAGCGAGAACGAGGCTGGGACAGGTTGCGCGGAAAAAACGTTATTATGGAGTTCAAGTACGTGCGCCAGAAGAAAGAAATGACCTGGACGGGGAAATATTATCATGCTGATCGTAACCAGACGATGGGGCGCTGTATCGACGCCATTAGAGACTGCGATAGGCCCGATAAAGGCATAGTATTCTTCCGTTATGACCAGTTTGGAGAGTTCAAGAACGACCTAACGACTATCTACATGGAGTACAATACTAAGACGGGGACTGTCTCTTATCAGCATCAACTGCCTGACGACGCCTTCCACTCTATCAATTATGCCTACATGGCCGCCCGTCAGGGGTCTGGAATGGGTATGCCTGTTGGCCTTCCGGGCACATAGCCTCCTGTGAGGAATATACTAATAGTGGATGGCCATCCCTTGGGCGCAGAGCCCACCTACCGGTATATTACATGAACGCGTTTGAGACACAGATTCTGGCAAACCGTCTTGCCCAGGGCTACGTAATGGATAGCTCTGACCTGAACGAGCAGATTGCCAAGCACGCTGAGGCGAACGACCTTAGCCGCGTACAGATTCAAGGCCTTGTATCGGCCGTGAACCACGCTACAAACGATATCCTGCGCAAGACCGCTTCGGATAAGACGTACACCTTCGACCTCGGCAACCTTGAGTCCGTGCTCGAAATCCTTGACGGCCGCCAGAGCGAGGGTGCCCCGCTGGCAAAGGTGGCCTCTGCCGTTCGTAGCCTCAACCCGGACACCGGGGTCGGTGCGAACCTGGCAGCCTGGGCCGCCAACGGCTCCCCCGAGGAGCAGGACCGTCGCCTCCGTACGGCATGTGACACCCTCCAGAAGATCGCGGCCACCTGCGGGGCACAGAAAAAGAAGGTTTCTGCTAAGAAAGTTGGGCAGATGAAGAAGCTCGCTGAGGACCTCGCCTCCCTGACCCAGACCGTCAAGGAGTACATGATCAACGGCCGCTACCCCTACGAGGAGATCAAGAAGTGCGCACACGCCGTCAATATGGACAACGACAAGGTTGTTGACCTGGTCTTCGAGAAGGTAGCCTCCGAGCTTGAGAAGCTGGGCCACCCCTTCACTGGAGTCCTGGCTAGCGATAAGGAGCTCACGGCTGAGACCTTCAAGCGTTCGGGCGGCGACGTTCCTGAGCCCGAGGTTACGGTCGTGAACGGGGCCTCCCCCATTGCCAAGGAAGTGAAGGCCATCGGTGCCCGCATCAACAGCACCTACCAGCTTGACCGCACCTTCAACGAGGTGGACAGCCTCGCCTCGACCGCCCTGGTCGCTGAGAGGGCCCTGAAGAGCAACGGCCAGGTATCCGAATACCTCTGCCATGATCTGGATAGTGTCTACCGTGCTTGCCAGACTATGTGTGATCAGGAAAGCGTTTCCGCCAAGCAGGTTAAGGAAGCTGCCAGCAAGATTAAGTCGGTCGTAAAGGGCCTCGGCCCGTCCGCGCTGGCTACAGGACTGGCTACAGGCGCTACCGCAGGCCTAGGTACGGTCGCAGGTGAGTTTCGCCGACAGACCGGCGGCGGTATTAAGCAGCCCAAAAGCAATAACCCCACCAGTACCGTCTGATATGAACCTCTACGAAACATTCAAAGACTCCCTGGTAGGGGAGCTGACTTCTACGGAGCAGCAGGAGCTTGCTAAGTTTGCTTCGGCCCTCACCTCCGCCCGCGGCACCGACCGGCAAGACGTTCTCATCACCGAGGCTGTTGGCGGAATGCGTGACCCGGAGGACTTTGTCAAGGTTTCCCACCTCATGGCCATTGTTCAAGGGCACGAGAAGACCGCCAAGCTTAGCACGATGGAGAAGATCACGGCGGGTACTGCTATCGCAGGCGCCCTCGCAGGTCTTGCTCCGCTGGCCATCCAGGCCGTGAACTCTATGCGTGGCCGCAAGGCGCACGACGCAGCCATTCAGCATGCTATGCAGCAGCACCCTATGCTTGGGGAGCCTGCCAACGCCATGCAGACCCGCCAGAACTTCCAAGTTCTGCGCTCGTTCGCCCCTGACGTAGCCTCCAGCAAGCCGGTAGCCGCTAACGCCCTGGTGCGTATGCACCGCATGGGCCCGGCCGCTGCCGACATCAATATGGTGAAGGAGCTCGCCTCGACCCAGAAGGAGATCAATGACCGTAACAAGTACCGCCCGGACGTAAGCCAAAACCTGAACCGGGTTGCCAGTAGTGCCGATCTGCTCGGAGCGGCCTACGGTAAAATCCAGCAGGGCCGAGCCGCTCAGGCTGATGCTGAGACGAAGCAGATGATTCAGCAGGCCAAGGATCTGTCCGGCCAGCGGCAGGCCGCCCAGGCTGCGCTTCGTGAGAAAGAATACGCCACGAACGTGCTGAAGAACTATGAGGTCCTCGGTCAGGCCACGCAGCCCATGGCTCCCGGTCAGCGTCTGCGTACGGCTGAGAGCCAGGCCAAGCCAATCCAGCGTCTACGCGACCTCAAGGCCGCAGCCGCTATGGACGTAACAAAGCGCTGATGGGCTTCGAGAAGATCATCGACCTCGGTGGCTGCACCGATGGCTGGGGCCCGGAGTACGTATCCGTACACTCCCAGACCCTTACCAAGGTTGCTTCTGCGTGCTACACGCCGGACAGCCTGGTTGAGACCATGGAGAAGCTCAAGCCCCGTCCTGAGGGCCGCTACATTCTCCTTAACGCCCTGGGTGCTCACGAGTACTGGGGTGTTAACCGCAACGGTGATGCTTTCCCTGAGTGGAGCCTGAAGGGCGACCCGCCCCCCAAGGAAGTCCAGGACATCATCAAGCACAAGATCAAGCCCAAGCTTCCCATGTTCCAGGTCCCCGCGGGCCGGTACGGGCACAAGACCTTCGTAGACTTCGCCCACGTATACGTAGGGCACGTCAACAATGATCCGGCCAAGTCCATCGGCGACGTCATCGCCTCGGCGTATAACGACAAGATGCACCGGGTCGAGCTCATTGTATTCGTCTACAAGGACCGAAATCCCGAACTAATTCAGAAAATTGATGCCGGTGAGCCGGTACCGTTTTCGATGGGAGCCAAGCTTGTGACGGATACCTGCTCGATCTGCCTGAATTGCGCCCGCACCCGAGCCGAGTACTGTGAACACCTGACGCACCTGATGGGACGTAGCATGCCCGACGGTCGTCGGGTATTCGCGTACAACTTCTTTCCTCGATTCTTTGACATCTCTTACGTCACCACACCAGCCGATCGAAGCGCCTGGGGACTGAAGAAAGTAGCCTCTAACGACCTGGTACAGGCGGTTCTTCCTACTAAAACCAACTTTGACAAGTTGGCGGACATGGTGAAGGAGGAACCTGCCGTGGGGCAATCTATGGGGTCTTCCCCAATTAATCCCAAGGCCCTAAGCTTTATCATGAGCAAGGCTCGGGACAAATATCAAGGGTGCCTCCCCGACCCCGCTCTGATGAAAGCCGTCCAGGGGTATAAGCTTCGCAAGGTGCTGGCCTCCATGACCTCTATGGGAATGCTTCTTAAGCCCACAGAGGTGACTAAACTATCTAGTAGCTGCTCAGGGGATTTCCCGGACAGCTTCACTCTGGACGATGTAGACCGTCAGGTTATTCGGGCAATTGAGCCCTTCATCGAAAAGCGTTCTTTCCATGATCCGTTCTTCTCCAAAGAGGCCTCGGCCCCTGCGGCGACACGGACCAACCCTGGTAGCGGCTCTGAGGCATTCACTCAGTACTGCAGTTACCTAACATCAATTGATTTTAGCAAACTAGCGGAGTGGGTGGATACGTCTCCAGTCGCTCAGGTCAGCCTGAACTTCGACAGCTGTCTGTTCAAGGTTGCGGGTGTAAACCCGACGAACCAATCGGATCGTCCCTGGCTTCCTTTCGTAGCTGCCGCATCGCGTTTCAACCCACTACTTACTCACTGAGGTATTATCCCAATGACTGACTACAACAACGACCTTGAGGCGCTGTTCAGCTCCCTCGCTCAGGAGACCGAGAAGGTCGCTGAGGCTGTCACCGAGACCCCCGAGACCGGCGAGGCCGTCGTCGAGGACCACGAGAAGATCGCCGAGGACCTTCGGGCCGGTGGCGAGATCCTTGCCAACGCCTTCGTCGACTCCGTTCTTGAGAAGCTCGCCGCTGCCGTTCCGGCCGCCGGTGCTGGTTCTGAGGTTCCGATCGCTTCGCCCCGCAGCCGCTGGGAAGCAGTTGCCTCTCGACTTGCTGGTATGCACGGCCGCGCCCTCGGCGTCGGTGATGACACCAGCGTCCGAGCAGAGCAGGACGGCGCCCTCTCCGGCGCCATGGGCACTGTCAACAAGCAGCGCAACCTCGGCTGATCCGTTCCACTTCAACCCCCTTATTCAATCATGAACAAGCGACTTACAGACATCAAAGTCGAGCTCGAAGCTGCTGAGCTTCAGGCCAAGATCGCTACGGTCACCGAGGCTTACGCCGAAAGCGACCTGGCACTTGAGATCCTGAGCGACGCCATGGACGAGCTTGAAAAGGAAGCTGCTGACGGCGGCTTCGGCGACGAGGGCCTTTCGGCCAGCCAGCTTCTCTCGATGGGCGTTGAGCTCACCGAGCAGACCCTGGAGAAGATCGCCGAGGAACTCGAAGGTGGCGAAGAGGAGGCCGAAGAGGCTCCGGAAGAGGAAGCTGCTGAGGAGGCCGAGGAGGCTGCTGAAGAAGGCGACCTTGATAAGGAGGCCGAGGCTGCTCTTGAGGCTAACTACGTCCTCGCCCACCGTCTGGGCCAGGAGCTTGGTGCCATCGGTCTTACGACTGACGACATCGAGAAGGTAGCCAACGGTCCTGAGGACGAGGCCGCTCAGTTTGCTGAGCTTCTCGCCGAGATGACCGCTGAGATCATCGCCGAAGAAGCTTGAGGTAGCCCCTGTGCTGTTTCAGGACCTTGAAGATCTCGTGAAGGAGGCCTACGCCTCTTCTAAGGTCGAAGCAATCAACACTCCGCAAGAAACCTCCTCCAGCAGCGAGCTGGTGAGTAAGCTTGCGGAGTCCATCGAGACTCCTAACAATGAGCCGAACAGCCGCCTGGCAGTAGCCAAGATGCTGATGGCATACGACATCCTCTCTGCGTAATGGCGCTAGTCTCTGTTGACGATTCTCTGATTAAGGAAGCCATGGCCGAGCTCGCCCTCAAGGACGAAGCTCTGGTCAAGGCAGCCGCCGTACAGGTCGAACTGGACGTTGTCTACGAGGTAATGAACCTTGTGGCCAGCGGCCAGATCGACCCGGACGATATCATGGAGAAGACGGCAGAGTTCGTGGCAGCCCCGGAGAGCCTCACTGTATACAAGAAAGCTGTAGGAATGCGTTCGGGCGGAATGAGCCTGGGCCGCTTGACCGGCAGCTCTGAAATCTCTAAGACAGCGTCCTCGGAAGATCCCGAGGCTCGACTGTTCAACACACTTACTACAATCGTAAAGTAAAATGGCACGTTTCCGCAAAACCTCGACCAAGGTCGGCCTCAACGCCAAGATCTCCTCGGTCAACCTTCAGTCCATCCCCACCGACGGTTCCACGGCTTTCGCCGAAGGCGCCCCGGTCATGTTCGGTTCCGGGGGCTACGCCGCCGCTCCGGCCGCCACCGCCGCCGACGTTCCGTCCGGCTCGGTCTACGTTAACTTCGTAGACTCCTCCCGCGCCGACGTCATGTCGGTCCAGGGTGACCCCTTCCAGGACGACCTCGCTGCACGCGACACCGAGAGCGGCCAGCTCACCGGTATCCGCGGCAACGGCTGCGACATCGGTCTTCCGGCTGATTGCTGGGACGGTGGTGTTCTTCCGACCATCGGCCAGGCCGTCAAGATCGCCAACAGCAAGTTCGCTGCTGAGACCATCGCCGCCGAGATCGCCTACTACGGCATCGTCGAGCGCATTTCCGGGGGCAAGGCATTCTTCTGCTTCAACTCGGTCCCGTGCGTCCTCAAGGTCAGCGCCTGATCTGATAACTAACTAGGTGACTGGTCCTTCTAGGCCGGTCACCTATCTACACTACTTACGTACATACCCCAAATACCTCAGACCTTTCTGAGGATACACACTACTCTCTAGCCCCCTGAACACCAGGAGTTAATTATGAACCCGATCGACGGTAAAGAATTCAACGACATGTTTGGTGAGGCACTGAGCCGTGGTGGGGAGCATCTCGACAAGGTTGCTGAGGTCACTGGCCTTTACATCCAAGAGAAGCTTCGCGAGAACTCGTTCGCTCGCCGGATTCTTCCGCCCCAGACGGTTACAGTCGCTGAACTGACCCGCAACGTCAACGACGAGTCTCTCGTCTACATCGACGACCTTGAGCCGGACTCCATCGCTATGCGCATCAACATGCGTGGCGAGCCGGACAAGACCTACATCCAGGCACCCCGCTACGCGATCCGTATGCAGACGATCACCTCCGATCGTTTCCAGAAGACCGAGCAGGAGCTTCGTTCCTACCGTATGCCCCTGACCAAGGTCATCGAGCAGAACACGGTTAAGGACATCCAGGAGCAGATGGACGTTAAGTTCATGGAGCACGTCCGCATCGGCCTTATGTTCGCCACGATCGCTCGTAAGAACGAGCTCGTCGACGCTGGCCGCGTAATCGACGGTTCCACTGCTGAGGCTGCTACCATCTCTTCCGACACGGGTTCCGCTAAGAACTTCCGTGGCGTCGGCGCCTTCGCTGCCTACCTTGCCTTCGGCAATATCGCCGACACCAACACTGGTGGTGACGTTGCAACCGCCGCCACGCTTACGGGTACGGTTGCTCCGGTTGACGGCTTCTACAGCAACATCCTCCTCTCGCAGGAGACCTCCTTCAACCGTGAGGTCCTTGCTTCGCTGGTCAAGATCTGCGCTGCCCGCCAGGTCAAGGCCCGCGTCATCCTCATGCACGAGTTCGACTGGGCCGACCACCTCGCGTGGACGGATCAGGAAGCTGGTCTTGAGATCGTCAAGGAAATCGTCGTTGGTGGGTACAAGTACACCACCGTTGGCGGTTACACCTACGTCACGACGATCCGTGACAACGCAGCCATCCTTGAGCCGGGTCAGATCTACGTCTTCCCCGCTCCTGAGTTCCTTGGTCGCTTCCTCGTCCTGCAGAACACTCAGTTCTACATCAACAAGGAAGGTCGTTTCTTCAACATGGAAGCATGGGAAGAGTGCGGCGTTGGCTTCGGTAACGTCAAGGGTCTCGGCATGGTCCTCCTGAACGGCGCTTCGGTCAAGCTTCCGAACCTGTTCCACGAGGACAACGGTGCGGCCACCTCGGCTGGCGGCGCGCTCGCTGGCGTCGAGGGCGTGTCTGGTGACTTCATCCTCACCAACGCTGGTACGGACGCAACCGTCTCTGCAAGCTGATCTAGCCAAGCTAGGTTTCTAGCTGCTAAACTATTAGGGGCAGGAG